AATGTTATCATCTAATATTTTTGCTGTTGTAATATTGTTATCAGCTATTTTGGAAGTTGTTACATTTGCATCAAGTATTTTAGCTGTAGTTACTTTATCATTACCAATAGTTAATGCAGTTGCACCAGTAACATCACCAGTATGTGTTTGATTGTATAAATTTGTAGAACCTTGTGTTAAAACATCAGTTGTTGAATTTGTTTCATCAATTAACTTAATCCAGTTTCCTGCATGTGCATAATATCCTTTACCAGTTCCATGTACATGTGCAAACATACCATGATAAGTTGATGCACTTGGCAAATCACCTTCTGTAGAAAATACATTAGCATAGTAAATTTTACCAGTTGTAGTTATATCATAAGATCCTGCTGCTAAATTACCTCCTAATGCAGGTGATGAATCTTCTGATACTGCATTAATTGATACTGCTTGTACCCTTGCATCTGTGTAATACAAGTTTGTATTCTCAGTTATTGCTGAGGTGTTTAGAGTTATGTTAGCTGTCCCATCAAATGCTACTCCTGATATGTTTCTTGCAGTTGCTAAAGCTGTAGCAGTTGCTGCTAAAGTAGCTGTAGCTGCATTACCAGTTGTAGAACCTGATGAACCACTAATATTTCCTGTAACATCTCCCACTAAATCACCAGTTATTGCTCCTGATGCTCCTATAGTTCCAACACTTATGTTTGGAGTACCAGTTAAGTTTGCTGCTGTAGTTGCTGCAATACCTAATCCATCTACATAAGACTTTGTTATGTGTGCTTGTACTTCTGATTGGCTAGGTCCAGTATATGTAAATGCTCCTGATGTGTTATTATAAGAGAAACTTCCATCACCTCCTGCATCAACAGCACTAAAGTCTGCTAAGCCAATTCCACTAGCAGTTGAAGTTATTGTTAATGTACCTGCATTATCATCATAAGCAACCCCTATACCTGAACCTGCTTGAATTAAATTATTTCCAACTTGATCATCTATTCTTTCATTTGTTAGATACAAATTAGTTGAACCTTCAGGAACATCATCAGAACTTACTTGTCCTGCTCCAGTTCCAAAGTCAATTAAAGTGTCATCAATAGAATCTGCTTTAATGCTAACAGCTCCACTAGCAACATCAAAGTGATTAGATGAGAAACTAGCTACACCTTTTGTACTTGTAGATGCATCATTACCTGCTATAGTTAGGTTTGGATATGTGCCTCCATTAGTCAATCCATTAGAACCAGTTATAGCAACAGTTTGGTCAGGAGCTGAATTAGTAATTGTAAATGTTGGATAAGTACCTGATGTTGATATTCCAGTTCCACTATTTAATGCTACTGTTTGATCAGGTGCTGTATTGGTTAATGTCAAACTACCTGCAGCATCATTATAAACACTAGAAATTCCAGTAGATGCCACTACTAAACTAGCAACTCTATCATCTACCCTCTCCTCTGTGAAATACTTGTTTGATCCTTCACTTAAATCTGATGTTGATTTACTTGATAAATCTAAATTTGCACCTACTTGTAATGCAATTCTTGCATCCACCCTTGCATTAGTTAGATATAAATTGGTTCCCTCAGAAAGATCAGATGTTGATTTAGCTGCTAGAGCTGCATCAAATCTTGCTTGTGTATAATACAAGTTGGATCCCTCTGTAATATTTGCTGTAGTTAATGAAATATCTGCACTTCCATCAAAAGCTACACCTGCAATATTTCTACTTGTTGCTAATGTTGTAGCTGTAGTAGCATTACCAGTTAAAGCACCAGTAAAAGTTGTAGCAGCTACACTTGTAAGACCACTAATATTAGGATTTAATGCTATTGTTAAAGCATTTCCTGCTGATGTTGTTGTTATTTCATTAGTTGTACCTGCTATTGTAAAGGTTTCTGTATCTAAATCTATAGATTGTGAACCTCCTGAATCACCTTGAAAGTCAAGATCACTTGCAGTTACCTGTGCATCTACATATGCTTTTATACTTTGCTGAGTTGCTAAAGCTGTAGAGCTATTAGATACCATGTTATCTTCATCCTTGAAGTCTGTTATTGTAATTGAACCATCAGATAATGATCCAAAAGTTAGTGTTCCTGAAATTGTTGAGTTTCCTGAGATATTTCCACTCAGGCTACCAACAAAACTTGCTGCACTAATGTTTCCTGTTGCTGATAAATCTCCTGCATTGTTAAGACTTACACCTGATTCAGTTCCTAAACCATCAGAAATCACCTTTAAAGATGAAGTAAGCCCATCATTATCTCCCACTTTTAATAGAGAATCATAACTGGATGCAATAGATATTCCTGTTAAACTACTTGCCATTTTTTATTGTTTTAAATTTATTGTTTATATATCTCATTAACTTTATAATGTTTTTTTGCTTAGGTTTATATGTTTTCATAGTACCCATCCTTGAAATGTTGGTTCATCTCTATCAGGATATATATCATCATTTGTGTTAGATGTATACTCAGGATAAGATGATTGATTAAAATCCATAAACTGTATAAACCTTCTTGTGTAATATTCAGCAAGAGTTCTTTCTTTTTCCACTAAATAGTCCACTTCATTCTTATCTACTGTCTCTGCATTTTCAGAAACATGCTTAAAAATTCCTCCTTGCTTAATTTGATAGGCAGCAAAAGGAAGGAAATCAACCATAGCATAATGTATTACCATAGGCTGTACATGATTTACTAATAATGTCTCATAGACTGTACCACTTATGGTATCATTAGTAATCATTGTTTGTAACTTTGTGTATAGATCTGTTCCTAGATAGTTTTGCACATGTATTTCTTGTGCTATTTCTACAAAATGCATTAGCTTATCAGCCTGAACATTCCCATCTATTATAGTACTCTTTACTAAATCATTTCTATTTATAAATAATGCTGTTGCCATGTCTATCTAGGTGTTTTAAAATCTTTAGGTTTAAGGAAACCTCTATTCTTCATATCTCTAGGTCTCTTTGCTACCTTTATATCATTAGTAGGTAGATCAACCCCTTTTCTTTTAGCTTCATTTACAGAAGTAGGTCTATCATTTTGTAGTCCTTCATTAGGTAAAAATCCACCTTGTTCATTTCTTTTTCTGAAATATACCTTTCTCATCCAAAAATGCTGACATGATCCACCACCTTTGTACAACCAAATGCTATATGTATCAGCTCCTCTAGGTCCCCATCCTGCATTTACTGCCTTTTTATCCATAGATAGTATATCTTCTTTCCTATAAATCTTACCTGCTGCTAACATCTTTCTGCAAAACTCTCTTGTATTTGCACTAACAATATTAGGTGCATACTGATACCTTACTTTAAACAGTCCAACATCTTGTTCACTTTTACTATTTGGTGTTGCTGTTCCTGTAGATGCTAGTTTTAACATCTCATTTTGCTTATCATCTAGGTCATAATCAACTTCTTCTTCACTAATTAGGTCCCAATTCTCTAAGTTTTCTTCTTCACCTAGTTCAATTAGATCATCTGCAACTAAATTACTTGGATGATTGTCAGTTCTATATACCTTATTTTCTTTTTTAAGACTTAATTTCTGCCCTGTTTCTTCTTCTCTAGTCTCTTTATCTGCTACATTTGTTAGATCTGTAAACTCTAAAGGCTGTAATGTTTTAAAGTATAGCTTCAATGATATACTATTGTATGCTAATATCTTATCAAATGCATCAATCATTAAGTTTTGGAAAGGTCTAATAACCATATTATCCATAAGTATAGATGCTTTCTCTAACTCATCTGCATTGTTTCCAAGACCTGTATTATTTTTCACACCTAAAAGCATTGGACTTACAATTCTATGAGCTACTAATATCTTTTCTTGTGATTCTGTAGATAGGAATTGATACTGTTGATGTGCATCAGATAACTGTATTGGTTCTATTGTAGCCTGACTATCTGTATTGTCATTAAATGATAGTATAAATTTACCTGCATTACTTGAACCACTAAACTTTTGACCTATTTTTTTCTCTATTATTGATCTTTCTTCTTCATTAGGTATACCATTATTCATGTTTATAATCATTGAAGGACTTAATCCATTCTTAATGTTATTCATGTGGAAGTTACTTATCTCACCTTCTAGTTCTGCATACTGTAATCCACCAGTATATGCAGGAGGACTGTAGTAATAGTAACCTGCTTTATAAGGTTTTATGAATAATATCTCTCTAGCCTCTTTAGATGTACCAAAGGCAGGTATTCTTGTTAGCTTTTCAGACTGCTTGTAAGAGGACCAATCAGGACTATAGTAATATCCCTCTATATCACCACTTTCTCCTGTTCTTTCTGCTCTTAAAGTCTCTACTGGGATGTGTTCTACCTGTACAATCTTCTTTCTTCCTTTACCATATATGATTTGTAATGCTCCACCACCCATTAAATAGTAGTCATATATTACTTTTTTAATAACATCCTTTTTTAATAAGCTAATCATTTGTGCATATTGCTCAGGTTTAGCATCACTATTAAGTGCATCTAATCCTTTACCATATATCATTTCTGATATACCATTAATACAGGCATGATTAGTTGGAGATCCATTAAATAAATCAATAAGGTATTGGTAGTAATTGTTATCCTCACCATACATTACAAACTCTTTTCTTGGATCCTCTATAATCTTAGGAGCTGTATAAGCATTTAGCTCTACTATTCTAATATCTCCTTCAAATTTTTGTTTCCTATGTTGTCTACTCATAATTTTTATGTTACTGGTCCATCATATACCTTGTACTTATTGTTTCTAGCATTACTAGATTTATAAACACCTTTGTATAATTCATAATATTCATTTCCTCCTTGTGATAAAGTTTGATTAGTACAGAAAATTCTGTCTTTATATATCACTATTTCTTTAGGCAATCTAACAGCATCCCAATTACCTGTAGTTTCATTCCAAGTATTTGTAGCAAAATTCCATGCAGCTCCTGATCTTGTGATTCCTTGTTCCCAATTTATTGTCAGCAAATCCCACCTTTGTTGTACAGTGTCCCAATTAGATCCTATAGAAACAACTTTAAATTCATAAAATTTATTTTCTTTTAAATTTAATGCAATATTTACAGCAGCTAAACTACTTAATTCTGATAGTGGCACATTTGCTGTTTGTACATCTAGTGTTTCTTCATCTTTTACTTCTACCCTAACATTTATTACAAATGATCTAGGAATAAAAGTAATAGTTTGACCTGAAGTTGCTGTACTTAAATATATCATACTTATATAATGCTAATTATATTATTTTTTATAAAGTGTAAAGTTTTTTTTGCATAAAAAAAGAGGACCTAAGTCCCCTTTAATTAGAAAAACACTCACTATTATGATGTAGGAAAAGTATTTATTTGTGTTCCAATGTCATCAGCAATAACTAATGAAGGTGTAACAAATGAAGGAGGTGCAGTTTCTAATGCTTCAAATGTTAAATTGAAACCATTGAAATCTCCCATGTTAGCTCCTACTGTAAAATTACCTGTAGTAAGCTCTGCTCCATTTATTTTACCAACCATTAAATAGTTATCATCTGCATCAACCACCACTATGTGTGGTCTACCAACAGCTAATAACTTTATTTCTTCACTTGTTGCTCTATCATAATATTGTAATTGTAGTGTTAATGTTTGAGTGTAGAAAGTTGTACCATTTTCTCTTGATGAAGTTACAACAGTATCTAAATTAGTAGTTCCTCTTACATCATATTTGTATAGTGTAGGATTACCATCATATGCAGTAATCATTCCTGCTGCTTCAGTAATATTTCCTAAACTTCCAAAGTCTGCAAAGAAAACTTGCTTTATAGATCCTGATTTATTCTTACAAGGTACAATTCTACCTTTTGTTAAATTACAACTCATATTATTATTTTTTTTGTTTTAGTATTAGGAGGCTTTTACACCTCCTTATATACTTGATTATTAACCTAACTAACTGATTATCAGTTTATTATGAATAGAAAACTATCTCAGCACCATAACCATACTGAATACCATATGCAAACCTAGAAACAAATCTAGCATTTTGGTCTCCCAAAGTTTCTGATGTGTCAATTACTCTAACTTCATTCATATCTGATACTAAATTTGTACCAAAGTACAGATTTGATTTTTGAGTTAGTGCAGCTGTATTATCAGATAAACCATTAGCTAAAAATAATGGAATACCATCAAATGTTAATGGTGTATCAGGTGAGTACCACATGTTTACTTTGTTTTCA